ACTACCCTATCAAGTATAGGCCCAGTTTATAACAAGGCAGGCCAGCCTTAAATTTAAATTGCACCCTAGAAAACGACAGGCCCCTTTAGTGGATATAAGTTGTGTTTACTTCACATAGCCATATCTTAACGGAGGATTTTATACAATGGCTTTTTCTTCAGCAAGTGGGTACGGTAATTTACCAAACGGTAATTTTTCACCCATCATCTACAGCAAACAGGTACAACTTGCATTTCGCAAGTCTGCCGTTGCTAATGCTATAACCAATAACGATTACTTTGGTGAAATAGCAAACCAAGGCGATACAGTAAAAATAATGAAAGAACCTGAAGTTTCAGTAAAAGCGTACACTCGTGGTACTACAATACTGCCGCAGGATCTTGATGACGAAGAGTTTCAACTTACTGTCGATAAATCAAATTACTTTGCATTTAAAATCGATGATATTGAAGAAGCTCACAGTCACGTTGACTTTATGAATCTCGCAACTGACCGTGCAGCATACAGATTAGCTGACCAAATGGACCAAGACGTTCTTGGATACCTAGCTGGTTTCAAACAGTCTTCTCTACACGCTGACGCAGATACAGTTAACGCAACTGTAAACGGAACTGTAGCAGTATCTACTGCTGGTACAGACGAGCTACTTTCTAGCATGAAGCTAATCAAAAGTAGCTTTGGTAACATCACAACAAGTTCTGCAGGAGATCATTCGATTCCTCTTGTACCTCGTTTTGGTGGTGCAACTGCACAGCCAACTGCCACAGCTTCACCTTTACAGGTAATTGCTAGAATGGCGAGACTACTTGATCAACAAAATGTTGACTCTCGTAACAGATGGATCTGCTTAGATTCTGTATTTATTGAAATGCTGAAAGATGAAGACTCACGTCTTATGAATTCAGACTTCGGTGGATCAGGTATCCAAAACGGTCTAATACTAAACAGCTTGCACGGTTTCCGTGTATATCAGTCTAACAATCTACCTGCAGTAGGTACTGGACCAGGAACATCTGGCTCTGCAAACCAAAATGCAAACTTCGGGGTTATTGTTGCTGGACACGATAGTGCAGTTGCAACCGCAGAACAGATCAATAAAGTTGAGTCATATCGGGACCCCGATTCATTCAGCGATATTGTTCGTGGGATGCACTTATATGGCAGAAAGATTCTTCGACCAGAAGCTCTTGTTAACGCCAAATATAACGCAGCGTAGGGGGACATAAAAAATGGCTACTATAACATCACTTTTACTTCCTGCTACAGGTAACTCCAACAGAGGCCGTATGCCGTATCAAGTCGAACTAATAATTGACTTGACTGCACAAGCTATTGATTGTTCAGCACCAGATACAGTACAATGTATTACACTACCAGCTAACACTCATATAGTTCACGCAGGTGTTCAAGTTGTAGAATCTGCAACAATGAACACAGGTACAAATGCCACCATAACATTAGGTGCAGCAGACGTTGATGAATACGTCACAGCATTTGATATTGATGGTGCTTCTGACTTGGCATATGCTCCTAGCGTAACTCCTTCAGCAGAAGTGGTTCTTGCTACAGCAGATACACTAGACCTTGTTTTTGGAGGTGACGGTGCTACCTTTACAGCAGGTAAACTTAGAGTTTATGCTCTATTAATGGATGTCAGCGAACAAGGCAGTACATCTGCTGTTGATGTTGACAGAGACTATCTAGCATAATATAATAAATGGGGAGGCTGGAATAATCTGGCCTCTCCAACTTTATGACAGTGAAAGAATTTTAAATGGCAGAAACATACCTAACTTTAACTAATAAAGTACTTTCAAGATTGAATGAAGTTGAGTTAACATCTACTACTTTTAGTTCTGGTAGAGGTATTCAATCACAAGTTAAAACTGCGGTAAACGAAGCTATACGTTATATAAATCAAAAAGAACACAACTACCCTTTTAACCACGCTACTGAAACTAAAACTTTAACTGCAGGTGTTGTGCGTTATTCATTACCTTCAACAACTAAAGTTGTAGATTACAATACATTTAGAATAGTAAAAGATAGTGACTTGGCAGTTAGTGGAGGCCAACTTTCTATCTTAAATTATAATGACTACATAAGTAGAGCAGTAGAACAAGAAGATGAGATAAGCACTACAACTACAAGCACTACACATACGGACAGTGTAACTACTATAACTGTTGCAAGCACAACAGGTTATGACAGTGCAGGTACATTGTTTGTAGGCAACGAACAAATCTCATACACTGCTATTGGTTCTAGTACTACATTTACAGGATGTACTAGAGGAGCAAACAGTACGACAGCAGCGTCAATAGCTAGTGGAGTTACAGTTGCACAATTTGATAAAGGTAGTGTACCGACTCACATAGTACGTACACCAGATAATAATTATTTATTGTATCCTTATCCTGATAAATCTTATTCTATTAAATTTGACTACTATACTTTTCCTACTGATATGTCTGCACATGGGGATACAACAACTGTACCTGACAGATTTGCTGCAGTAATAGCTGATGGGGCAACTGCTTTTGTATATCAATACAGAGGTGAGTTACAACAGTACGGAATAAACTTTGAACGGTTTGAACAAGGTATAAAAAATATGCAGAGTTTATTAGTTAATAGATTTGAGTATATAAGATCTACATACATACCTTCGACAGGTTATGTAGGAAACTCCAAAACAGTATTAAGAGTTAATTAATGCCTGATATAGCTCAACTACAACCATCTGCATTTAACTGTGAAGGTGGCTTAGTTTTAAATAAGTCTACATTCTTGATGCAACCCGGTGAGGCGTTAGAGCTACGTAACTTTGAGCCTGACATTGAGGGTGGTTACAGAAGAATAAATGGTTTCTCTAAATACGTAAGTGCTGTTGTACCGTCTACATCTTCTGCAACAGAAAAAGTTTTAATGGTTGTTTCTTTTGCTGATGTAGTATTGGCAGCTAGGGGTACAAGTATTTACAGTGCAACTCCGGGTGGATCATCTTGGACTTCAAGAGATTCAGGTAGAACGAGTGCAGGTAAATATTCGTTTGAAAGATTTAACTTTGACGGCACAGATAAAATAGTTGTTGTTGATGGTGTAAATGCTCCTACAGTATTTAACTCATCATTAGCTGCTACAGATGTAAGTACTACTGCTGCAGTAGGAACTAAATTTGTTGCATCATTTAAAAACCACATGTTTTACGCAGGTAAGTCCACAGCAAAACAAGAAGTAATATTTAGTGTACCTTTTGATGAAGATGACTTTACATCTGGTGATGGTGCAGGTAGTATAAAAGTTGATGACACTGTAGTAGGTCTTAAAGTTTTCCGTGAAGATTTATTTATATTTTGTGAAACACGGATATTTAAACTATCAGGAACATCAAGTACTAACTTTGCTGTTACCCCCGTTACACGTAACATTGGTTGTATTAACGGAGATACAATACAAGAATTTGCTGGTGATTTAATATTCTTAGGACCAGATGGCTTACGTACTATTGCTGGTACTGCAAGGATTGGTGACGTTGAGTTAGGTACAATAAGTTCTAATGTACAATCTATATTTAATGACAATCTATCTAGTGCATCAGAGTTTGACTCTACAGTAATACCTGACAAGACACAGTACAGGATATTTTTTACTAAAAGTACAGTAGGAGAAAACCAAAGCAAAGGTGTTATCTGTGTAATGAAAGGACAAAACTTTGAGTTTTCTGAACTTAGAGGAATACGACCTGCATGTACAGATAGTTTTGTAGATGAAGGAAGTGTGTTAGTTTTACACGGTGCTTACACATCAGGTTATGTATATAGACAGGAGTCAGGTAATACATTTGATGGAGAAACTATATTAGGTAGATACAGAAGTCCTGACTTAACATTTAACGACCCCGGAATACGAAAACATATGCAGAGGGTTATACTTAACTATAAACCTGAAGCAGCAATAGACGCAGATTTATTTTTAAGGTATGACTATGAAGACCCTGACTCATCTAGACCTGAAGCGTACCCACTAGATTCAACAGATGTTGTTGCTATTTATGGTACGTCTACGTATGGTGTACCAATATATGATGGTGCTTCACAACCTTTAGTTAGACAACCTGTTGAAGGTTCAGGGTTTGCAGTTGCATTAAAAGTACAAGATGGTGGGCAGACTGCACCCTATTCACTAAAAGGGTTTCAGTTAGAGTATCAATTAGGAGCAAGACGATAAATGGGTGACACATATACAAGACAGTCCACGTATACTGACGGAGATGTCATAACTGCAGGACACACTAATGACGAGTTTAACCAACTAGTAGCCGCATTTGCCGTTACATCAGGTCACTCACACGATGGTACTGCAGGTGAAGGTGGTATAATAGCTAATCTGCTTAGTAACGCTATTACTATTGGTACTGGTGCAGACACAGATATAGTACTTACATTTAATGGTAATACATCAGATGGTGTGCTTACGTGGGATGAAGACTTAGATCATTTTAAATTCTCTGATGACGTTCTTATTAATAGTACACAAAAACTATATTTCTTTGATGAAGGTGACGAATACATAAATGCTTCT